GGTTGTCCGGATCCTTGTACAAGTTCAACAGGAACTCGGCCATCCCCAACGACTGAGCATCAGAGTCCAACAACAGACCACCGATCGACAGGGCGCGGATGTCGTCCTGCGCGCCGGCTGCCGCATCGGTCGCCGTCTGCGCGGTGCCACCCTCACGGTCGACCGACACACGGTTGAAGAACAGTTCCGATGATGCACGAGGTTGCGCCCCGGAGAATCCGATAGCGGTGTCGTCATCGGCGAAACTGGCGGCAATCGTGGCGGTGATGACGGAGTGACGATCCCTGAACGTGAGCACCCCGGAGCGCGAATCGAACACCCGGCCCTGATCGGATCTGGCGACCAGCTGTAGATAGTTCAGAACGTTCGACCCCCACGAAACCACGTCAGCCTGCAAGGTGGAGATGCCGGTGCCGATGTCGCGATTGGCGCCCCACGCAACCTCCGTGCGATTCAACACATCGACGATGCGGGGTCCGGCGGTCTGGCCTGCGGTGGTTGTCCATTCGTCGAACTCGCGGCGCGCCAACCGCCCCAACGAATCGACCGACAACATCTGGGCGTCGGCGTAGTTGCCGTGTGCGTAGCCTTGCGCCCAATCGTCGACGGTGCCGGTGAAGATCGTCACCCCGTAGATTTCGACGGTGACCGCTTTGCCGGGTCGCAGGTTCCCGAAGTACGGGCCGGCGGCATTGTTCGGGTCGAACGCCCGATCAAGGTTGCGGAGTCCGACCGAACAGGTGCCGGTTGTGATCTCATCCAGTTCACGGTTGCGGCCACGGCGGATACGGATGTCGTACACCCGGTCGGAGATGTCTTCGCCGAGGTCGCCGCCCAACAGATATGTGACGTTGTCGAGTTCGCCGCGTACGTCGTCGTCCAACACGAAGTAGGTGTCAGCCGATGATGTGAGCCCGAAGAACACCGTGACGATCGGGGCTTCGATCATGTCAGCCGCCGGTGAGTGTGCGGAGCGGTCCCGGCCCGTTCAGGCGGACAAAGTCACCCAACGATTTGACGATGATGTGTGAGATTTCGTGGCCGTCGGCACCCATGCCGGCGTTCACCGTCAGGTTGATCCCGCCGCCCATACCCAGCGGCGACGAACCCGGAGTAGCGGACAACGGGACAACCGCCTCCGGCCCCCGCTCACCGATCCACGCCAACGTGGGACGGGTCACGATCCCACCCGACGCACCCACCACATTGCTCCCACCGGAACCCGGACGCACCCCGATCAGGTCGCCGTGCGGTGTGACCGTCGCCCCGGTAGCGGTGATCTCGAACCGGGTACGGATCACACCCGGAACCGCGTTCAGCTTGTCGATGTACTTCTGGATCTCGTCACGTAGCTCCGGCATCGCGGCGGCGAGCTCCTGCAACTTGTCCTTCTGGAACTGGGCCGACTCGGCCGAACCATCCGCGGCGCCCATCTCCTGCGCGTACGCCTCCGCGGTCGCCAACGCATCACCCGCAACCCCGATCTCCTGTTCCCGCAGATCGCGGAGCGCCTGTTCCTTCTCGCGGTCCGTCGCCTCCGACGACTTCAAAGTGTCGGTGGTCGTCATCACCGACTCCTGATAGGCGGCGTACGCCGAATCAAGGGTGAGAATCGATGACTCGAGAGTGAACGCCGAATCGACCTGATCGATCATGTTCTCGGTCAACTCTTTGAGCGCGTCCGCTGCCGCCTCAGCGGTTTCCGTCTGCCGCTCATAGGTGGCGTTGACGCGTTCGATCATCTTGTCGGCGAGTTCTTCGCCGTCGGCGGTACGGTCAACCGCTTCGGTCAACTCGTCGGTGACGTCGACCACCGCGCCGGTGTCATCAACGAGGCCGTCGAGTTGTTTGCGATACTGGATGACAGCAAGGTTCTGCGCCTCCTGCGACACCCCACCCTTCACCATCGCCGCGATGAATTCCTCCATCGTCGGTTTGCCTTTGGCGAACTCGGCGACGAGGTCGGCGGTGCCCTGCTCGAGCTTGCGCCATTCGTACAGGGTCGGCCCGATGAGCTCAGGTGCATCGGTGAACGGCAACGCGTACCACACATCAGCGATATCGGACCCCAACGCGTAGGCCGAATCGACGATCGTCTCGAACGCCTTGCCGATACCAACGGCGACGGTTCCGGCAACCGGGATCAGATCCGACAACACCGTCGTGACAGCCGCCAACGCCGGCGCCAAATCCTTGCCGACCTTGGCGGCGGTGTCCTCCATCTTCGCCGCAAGGATCCGCTGCGAGTTCGCCAACCCGTCAGACGTGTTCGCGAAGTCGTCTTGCGTCTTCGCGGTCTTCTGCATCAACAGCCCGTAGCGCGCCTGCACCTTTTGCGCTTCGGTCATCTCGTCGCCGGCCTTGATGATGCCTTCCGACAGAGCAAACGCTTTCACCGCCGCCGCCGACAGATCGATACCGAACTTCTTGAGCGGTTCCGTCTCGCCGGCGAGCCCGGACTGGAACAGGCGAGCGGCTTCGGCAACGTCGATGTTCATGACCGACGCGAAGTCCGCGGCGCGGTGTGTCATGTCGTCGATGGTGCCGACGACATCGCCACCCTTGCCGGCGATGGTGTCAGCGAACGCCGAGAACTGAACGGCGAGCCCGTTGAACTCGGCGTTCGACAACCCGACCGACTCGGCAGCCTGCTCACCGAGAGCCTTGATGCCTTCCGCCGACTCGCCGAACGTGACGTTCACCGCGTTGACGGACTCACCCAGCCTGGATGCAGCTTCGATCGACTTCGCCGCCATCGCGCCGACCGCGCCAACAACAGCGACACCGGCCAGACCAGCGTTCGCCTTGATCGAATCGAATGCCGACCCGGCGCCGGCCTTCACCTTGCCGATCGCACCGTCCGCCTCATCGATCGACTTACGGAACCCCTTGATGCCGCTGACGGCTTTGTCGGTGGCAAAGTCCAGGATGACGGAGATCTTGTTAGCCACCCGTCACCTCCTTTAGCCGAACGCCTTGCGAATTAGCGCCCCGATTTCCTTGTCGTAGCGGTCAGGTGTCGCCGCTTCGATCTTCGCCAACGCCGCCGTCGCCGTGCCCTTGCCGGCGGTGCGACCGTTCCACCGCTTCTGTTTGGCTTTGGACACCTTCCCGGTCTTCGTGATTCGGGGGCCGATCATACGAGGGCCGGCGGTCGAGTTACGACCGAACTCGGCGACCGTCCACGGGCCAGCTGCCCGCCTTGTCGGATGAAACGAGATGCGACCTTCGCCGACGTGGTCGAAGCGTGTCTCGAGGATGGGCGCCCATCCGGAGAACTTCGGATCGCCGCCGAGATCGGCCGACGCCGCTGCGGTCGCATCCGCCTTGGCAGCGACGCCGATCTTCGTCATCGCCGCCTTGAGTGCGGGATCGGTGATCCCGTTGACGAACACGTCGACCCGCTTCGAGAATGATGCGAACGTGTCATTCGGCATGGCCGTTCGCCACCTCCGGTACAACGACGTAGTACTGACCGAACAGCGGCTTGCCTTCCGCTTCGGCGCTGCGGTTGTAGGCCCGACGATCCCTGGCGGCGCACGCGTGGCATTGCAGACTCGTCACGTCGTAGTGGTCGTCCATCTCGATCGCGAACGACTCTGTCCGAGGCCGTCGGCAACCGGGACACAACGACTTCTGATACGACTGCCACTCGAGCGCCGCCTGCCGGTCCTCCGCCAGCCACAACGGTTCCCCCGCCCCGACAACCCGGCCGAGGAACACGGAGCGGGGGATCCCGGCGGTGCAGCAGAACTCGAGGACGGCGAGCTCATCCACTGTCAGGCGACAGTGGCGGAAAGGTTCGGCTGCGACGTGATGGCGAACTTCTCCACGAACCGCAGCAGCGTGTTGGATGCCGAGTTCTCCGGTGCCGGCTGGTGCATCTGCGCCGGCCACACCTCGACCTTGTTCGTCGTCGATGGCAGGACGCCGGAGTTGCGGAAGCGGTCGATGACGATGAACCCGGCGGTCCCGTAGACACACAGGTTCCACGCGGTGTCTGCCGTGTTGTCACGGAACATCGTGAGCTCGACTTCGCCACCCCATGACCCGGTGACCTGCGCGTCGAACGTCTCGGCGATGGTTGCGGAGTCGACGTTGTTCGTCGTGATGTTGACGGCGACGCCGTCCTTCGCGACGAAGTTGGTGAGCGCGACCGCAGCGGTGATCTCCGCCACCGTAGGGGCGGCCTTGTTGGCGATGGTGGTCGCCCAATACACGTTGGTCTTACCCTCGTACACTTGACGAGCCATAGCGGTTCCCTTTCCTTGCGGTCAGATCGTGATGTAGCAGGACGTGACGCCGGTCAGCGCCCCGGAATGAGTGACGGTGATAAGACCGGTCGTGGCGTCCGCCGCCCTGGTGTACGCGGTCAACGGGATAACGTGAACAGCGGTCGCGCCGACAGCGACGGTGACGTCCGGCTTGGCCTGCCCGTAGTCGTCGTTGCCGGGAATCACCATCACGACGTTGGTGGAGGTGCCGGTGGTACGGACGATGTACACGCCGCGGTCGGAGGGTGCCATCGTGTCCGACGCTGTCGGCGTCGAGAACGTCGGAGCCGTCCCGGTGACCGCCATCGCCTGAGGTGAAATCAAAGCCATCGTTCAGCCTTCCTTCGTCTTGGCCTTGGTGGCCTTGGATTCGGTTTCGGGGAGAACCGCGGGGATCTCACCGAGATATGCGGGATGGTCCGGGTCGGTGTCCTTGTGCGGACCCGATGCCCAACCGTTCTCCCGGTAGACGTCCATCGCGTCAGCGTCGTCAGGTGCGATCGCGTTGACGCGTAGTCCGTTGTGGTGCATCAGTCCCATGTCAACTCCTTTGTTGCCAAACGGTGAGCGGCATACGACACACCACCGCAGTCGGGCGTCCATCCTCGAGCCGAGTGCCGGTATGACCCGACGACACCCCGAGCAGCGCGTCATCCACCGTGCCGGCCAACGTGCGATCAGCTTCGATGGCGTCGATAACGCTGTTCGGCAAACCGACACCGGCCGACATCATCTCATCCAGCACCCGCAGCCCGTCCTCGTACGTCACCCGGCACGGTGCCATCAACTCGAGCACCAGGTTGACGACACACAACGCACCGTCATTAGCGCCCAGCGACCCGTACCAGTCGACATACTCATCAGCCGGGTGAACGACGATGCACGGCAGTTCTTCGTTGCCTTTGGGGTACGGATAGCCGTTGATCTCCCGACTCGTTCCCGCCTGCACCTGTTCAGCGAGCGCGACCCGGATCGCGATGAGGTCCAACCCCGCCATCAGGCGACACCGGCACGATCCCACCGCACATACGGTGCCAACAGCGACAGGACCTGCGGGTTGTCGCGCATACGGACAACCCCGAAGTCACCCCAGCCGGCAACCCCGAACCGAGTATCACGCAACCCCGCCAAATCCTTCGCCAACACCCGTGTCGCCTCGTACACGCCGGCCGGCAACCAGCCCCATTTGGCGGTGACCGTCTCT